GATGAAGAGGGTAACGAGATTACAGCACCTGTACTATCCGATAACTATTGTGTAGATGTACTATGGAATGGTGAGCCTGTAGAGTCTTGGGATAGCAATATGATATGGTGTGCGCCTATAGGTGTCCATACATTCGGTAGCAGTTCAGCTATTCGTGAGTGGACGGAGACTTGTAAGAGTCTGCATCCTGAATACTTTCCAGAGCCTGAAGAAGACGAGTTAGTATAATGGATCTCAACGATAAAAACTACATCCCCTCACGCACCTCTCCGAAGAGTTCTCGGAGGGGTTGCTTGTGTTGGGACACTAACACTTACTCAAGAGATTGTTGTGATGGTAGTGTAAGAGCGCAAGGTGTAGGGAGTATATACTTAACCGATGAAGAATGAAGTTAAGCGACAACTTAAGCCTTGCAGAAGTGACAAAGTCTGCGACTGCTTTACGACACGGGATTGCGAACACACCAACAGTTACGCACCTAATCAATTTGAAGGCAGTAGCCAACAATATCTTTCAACCCTGCCGAGAGCATTTTGGAATGCCATTAGCAGTTACCTCTGGTTACCGCAGCGAGGCTTTGAACGATTTAATAGGTGGGTCAAAAAGGTCGCAACATTCCAAAGGCGAGGCTTTAGACCTTGATGCACAAGTCTACGGAGGGTTCACCAATCGTGAACTCTTTATGTACATCAAAGACCATTTAGAGTTTGACCAACTCATCGGAGAGTTTCCAGATAATGTAGGGGAGTTCGCTTGGGTACATTGCAGCTATAAAAAAGAGGGTAATAGAGGTGAAGTCTTAATAGCTTACAAGGATAACGGAAAGACACAATACAAGAGATGGGTTTAAAGAAAGCAAGAAACATATTTTTGTATAGCGATAGTGAGCCTAATGAGGTACTCATAGCTATGTGCCACCTTATCGCTCTACCTGCATCTATACTTTTTGAGTACGAGAACCCTATGCCTATGCTTTGTTTTGGTGCTATAGCGGCAGGATTGTTCCAGATGTGGGCGGTCTTATATAGCGGTAGTTTAAAGATGCGATTATATGCGGTACAACTTGCTACGCTGATTGCTATTATGACTATTGAAAATTTATGGGCAGAGGGTATATTAGAAGGCAGTAGATTAGGTTGGGTGATTATAGGATTGTTTGCAGGTTGGAATACAATTAGAGTATACAAAGAAAAGATTGAGAAGGGTGTTTAAGCAGATACGAGAACTTTGGAGATATAGTGATAGCCAACCTACGGAGATTACTTTGGGTGCTGCACTTATGATTCTTGCGCCAATAGCGACATTTATAGAATTAGGCTTTATGCCTGTTTATCAATTGCTTTTAGTAGGAGCAGGGTTTTATCAATTGTATTGTATTTCTCAAGGGGAACTTGATTGCAGAGTAAGAGCAGCAATGTTGACATTTGGTTTATACTCTACGAGCCTTGCAATGTATATTATGACAATCGGTTTACCAACCCCAACTCATTACGGGTGGGTAATCTTTGTACTCTCTTCATTTGGAAATTTAAAACGATTAAAAACGGAACAACTGCACCGCAATGGATAATATCACACAAATAATAATAACCGTTGCCACCGTTGCAGGATCGGCAGGGATATGGAAATTTTTTGAAGCAAGGCTCAAAGTAAAGTCCGAAGAGAGAAAAAGTGAATTGCAGAACAACGATGGGGTGCAATACAGAGATGACCTTAAAAATCGTGTAATAAATCTGGAGTCTTTGTTGGCGCAAAGTAGCGATGAGAAAGATGAATTAAGAGACCAAGTGTTAGCACTTACGCAAGAGGTATCTGCCTTAAGGGTTAAAGTGGAGTATTTAGAAAAAGAAAACGATAGACTGAAGAACATACGATGAACGACACGGACTTTGGATTCTCAAATGACTTTGAGGACTTTGTGAATGAGATGGCTAACGATCAAGCCAACGATAAGGCTTGTTCTATTGATAACCCAGATTGCGAGGCTTGTGGCAGTTAAGTATTGCTCTACTCAACCAAAAGAATGTACTTGTAAAAAAGATTGTAATGAAGCCACTAATAACAAAACTGCTCGGAAAAAGCGCACAGGAGACGATAGAAGCCGTTTCTAATGTCGTAGATAAGTATGTATCCACTCCAGAGGAGAAAGCCGCTCTAAAGGCTTCTATTGAGTCGGAGATAAGCTCTCGTTGGAGAGCGGATATGAAAAGCGACAGTTGGTTAAGCAAGAATGTAAGACCACTAACTTTGATTGTAGTGATTAGCTTTCTGGTAGTTACTACTTTCTTTGATGGGTTGGGCTACCTACAGGTAGACCCTGCTTGGATAAGTTTGTGGAATATGTTAAGTGTAACCGTAGTAGGTGGATACTTCGCAGTACGATCTCTTGACAAGAGAGGTAATGTTAAATAGTTTGTGTATAACAAAACTTGATAGTGTCATTTTTTAGTTAGAACTTTGTATATATAGATATTAAGAGGCGGTGGCTTGTAAGCCTCCTTTCTTATATAGAGATATAGAGATAGATAGAGAGAGACTTATAGTCTCTCTTTTTTTTATATCTATCTATATCTATCTATATCTCTATGCTAAAGTTGTGTAATAAATGCAATAAGGAGAAGTCTATTAAAGACTTCCATAACAACCCTAACACCAAAGATGGTAGACAAGGTCATTGTAAATCCTGTCACAAATCTTATTACAACAAGAAAAAGTTGGTTAATGGGCAAATAGTCTACTATGTCTATTACTTACCAGAACATCATTATGTTGGTATGACCAATAATATAGACTCTCGTATCTATCAGCACGGTCAAGTGCATAATCGTATTACCGAAGGATATGAGATTGTAGGAGTTTATGATACTGCTATTGAGGCTCACTATGTTGAGACATCACTTCACTTATTAGGATACGAAGGTTTTAGAGGCTTCTAATTTTTTTGCTCTTTATGTTGGGTGTAAATAATTTTGTGTACATTCGTATCAAATCAAAAACACTTATTATGTCAATTAAAGACCAATACTTGGACTTATGTGAGGCTCGTGTTGAGGCACTCACAAACGAAGTAAGACTCCTAAAGGAGTTCATCATTAGAGACTATGCCACCAAAGGCATATCTGGACAAATGGCAATGGATTTATTTAAAGCATTCAAAGAAAATAATGAAGACAATAGTCAAGATTAAGCAGACTGAATACCCAGAAGAATATGAAATCAATGAAACAACAATCCAAGACTACTTCTACTTACACTTCGGATTCCCCGATGACAGGAGACTACACGCAAGACACAACTATGCACACCTCTCAAAGTACCACACAAAAGAAATTGACACCAAGTTACTATTTAGGCAAGTACAAGGGCATTGAAGCCTTTGATGTTTGTATGGATTTCGCAAGAGACTCCTACAACATTGGTGTAGCGATCGCATATTTACTTCGTGCAGGTAAGAAGGAAGGCAATCCTAAAGCACAAGACTTAAGAAAGGCTATACACCATTTAGAAAAAGAATTGGAATATGAAGAAAGAATTAACCCTCTCCCTCACGCTACCGAAGACCATAAGTCTTAACGCACTCTACGCAGGTAAGCATTGGACATTTAGAAAAAAGATAAAAGATGGCTATAAAAAAATCGTTGAAGAACAATTGGCTCGTTACGACCACCATATTGCAGAGAGTATGTCTATCCATATTAGGTACAATACTCGTGCCGATGTGGACAACCTTGTACTTGTTTCAAAATTTACTGCTGATACTCTCGTTGCTAACGAATGGATTGCAGACGATAATCCTAAACACTACAACCGCCTCACTATCACTTTTGACCAAAGCGTTGAAAAGAATTATTGTGAGGTTGAGGTTAGACTAAAAAATGCCTATGAAAGAGATTAACCAATTAGACCTGTTCTCTGGTATCGGAGGATTCCATCTTGGATTTGAACGAGCAGGGTATAAGGTCAACAGTTATTTTTCCGAAGTAGACAAACACGCAGTTGCAGTTTACAAACACCAATTTAAAGACAGTACCTATGTCGGTTCAGTTACAGATGTTCGGGGAGCAGACCTCCCAAGAATTGACCTCATCACTTTCGGAAGTCCTTGCCAAGATTTCTCATTGGCTGGAAAAAGAAAAGGGATGGGGGGAGAAAGAAGTTCTCTTATCACGGAAGCAATTAGACTCGTTCACGAGTGCAGACCTCGTGTATTTATCTGGGAAAATGTTAAAGGAACATTCTCCTCAAACAATGGCGCAGACTTTTGGGCAATTATCCAAGCCTTTGCCAACATTGGGGGTTATAGACTTGAGTGGCAACTGCTTAATACAAGTTGGTTTCTACCCCAAAATAGAGAGCGGATCTACCTTGTCGGATATTCTACAACACCCAACGGAGATTGGGGGGGAGTATTTCCTATCGGAGAAAGCACAGAGCAGGATATTATCATACAGGGACACAACCAAAGAGCCAATACCATTACCACAAGATACACAGGAAATGCCAACGGCTCGTTCATTGGTGAATGTCAACAGTCTACACAAGAAGAAATAGGAGACTACCGAAGTGATGAGGGATGGAGACCTCGTAAGGATGGGAATTGCCCTACACTTGCAGCTCGTGCAAGAGAAGATGGTAGCGGTCAGCCTTTACTTAAAATCAAATCAGCAACTAAACAAGGATACGAAGAAGCGACTGAAGGCGATAGTATCAACTTTTCTCAACCTAATAGCGAGACTCGTAGAGGTCGTGTAGGTAAGGGTAAAGCTCAAACA